GTGATGATTATGAAGATGATGCTGAATTAAAATATGAATCTGAAATAAAAGAAAACTAATTGTTTACAAAAATTAAAAATATTTATATTATTATAATATGAGTAGTGTTATAAGAGTAGAGAAAACTAGTAATTATACTGTAATGAGTAATCAGCACTTCCATGTGCAGAATATGAGTTTAAAAGCAAAAGGGCTTTTAAGTTTAATTTTATCCCTTCCTGATTCATGGGATTATTCAATATCAGGCTTAAGTGCCATATGTCAAGAGTCTCGAGGCACTATAAAGAAAACTCTTGATGAATTAAAATCATTAGGTTATTTGGAAGTTATAAAACACGCACCATCAACTGAAAATGGTGGACGATATACTTATGAATATATTATTTATGAGGTATCAAGGACTCCAAATAAACTAAAAACAAGGTGGAAGAAAGAATAAATACCTTACACATTGTATATTTAATATGTAATCAATAATCAGTAGCAATACTGATCTTTTTTGATATATAAAAACTATAATAATTGTGTACAATACAAGGGTCAAGATCCAATGCATTGTATTTCAATACATTGAATCCTGACACAATAAAATATATAATAATAAAGTATATATAATAAAGTATTTATATGTATTAAGATCTAAAGATCTTAAGTATGTAAGAAAGTAATTAGTTTTGGAAAATTTCAATAATACATCACAACATTTAGATATAATTGAAGATATATTTATACAAAAGCCAGACGATAGAGAGTGGTTGCTATCAAAACTTGATTTAACAGAGGCAGAATTTGAGGCTATAAAATCAGGTGATTTAGAACCAGATAAAATACAGTTAGAAAATATTTATAATTTTGCTTATAATTCTGGGCTGTATTTAAATGAAATACAATGGCAAGATAGACTTGATGAATTTAGAGATGAATCTAAAGTTGTTGCTACACATGGTTCAAGAACTAATATTAAAGGTGCAATCAGAGTTGATGTTTCTGGTGAGAGTAATGATTTTGGAAATGGTTTCTATATAGGTGAGGACATTTCACAAGCTGGTATGTGGGTTGGAGAAGAACCTAACTCTTCAATCTATATATTAACATTTGATGAAAATGGCCTTGTGAGAGCACAGTTTAATGTAAGTGTAGACTGGATGCTTGCTGTTTGTTATTATAGAAATCAAATTCCAGAATATGCTAATTCTGAAAGAATATTAAGAATCAGAGATAAAGTTGATAACTGTGATTATGTGTATGCTCCTATTGCAGATAATAAGTTATTTGAAGTTATAGATGCATTTGTTGCTGAGGAAATAACTGATTTACAATGCTTATATGCATTATCAGCTACACATTTAGGTTATCAATATGTGTTAAAAACAGAAAATGCCTTAAAAAATCTTGAAATAATAGATCATTTATATTTCTGTTCTGTAGAGAAAAGTTTATATAATAAAGAATCTGATGTTGAAAACAACACTTCTCTGCATAAGGCATTTATTGCTAAAAAGAGATATAGTGGTCAAGGACAATATATCTCAGAACTTTTAGGGGATAAACAATGACTGTAGAGTTAAAACAGGGTTATACTATAGATTCTTTTTATGATAAACAAACTCGGTCATATATTACTACTTTAAGAGATAAAGATGGAAATCAGGTTAGAAATGCATATTATAGTGGTAATATGACAGATAGAAATGCAGATATACAGCATATAAAAGAATTTTTCTTTGAAAATATTTATCATAGCAAAAAATCTAGTACAACTGAAAATGATAATACAAAAGTAGAACCGAACACTAAAAATGAAGATGATGAATATGCAGATATGGATTTATCAGAGTTATTTAGTGAAAGTTTTACTTTAGATCAAGCTATTAAAAATACAAAAAGTAAAACAAAGAAATCAAAGTTACCTGCATTAAGTACATTAACACCAATTATGCCAGATGGTGCTGCAGGTATTGCTACATTTAATTCGGGTGTAGGTTTATCTGAAGATTACATAGGAAGAGATGAACTAATAAAAAGGCTTAAATCTATGGGATATAAGTATAATTATCCTAAATATACAGATGAAGAGCTGTTTGAAATATATAAGAAGAGTGTGAAGGCACAACAAAAGAAACAAGCTGAGAAAAAAGCTAAAGCTATCGACAAAGCCATAAAACAGAGATATAAAAATAAACTTTCACAAGTTGAATATGATGAAGATTCAGATACATACTCTGATGGAAGTTACTATAAAAATGGCATAGAGTTTGAAAGTGAAGATGCTGCGGCAGAATATTTTGGAGAATCAATGAATAATAAATTTTATATAAATAACATGCATGAAGCATGGGATATAGAAGAAGATTTTTATGACGAATTTGGAGAAGATCCAGAATCATTACGCATTGAATGTATTGATGATAGCTGGGCTGTAAGAAGTCATGATGGAAATGATACCTATTATTTTGGTAATGATAAAGATGATTGCGTTGATTGGTGTAAAGACAGAAATGAACGCTATTATTTTACAGAATCATTAAATAGGTATTTAAATGAGAGTTTTAATTCTGCTAAGAAATCCCATGGTTTCAAAACAATACAAGAGGGTCTTAAATATTTTGAAAATATGGCTTTTGAAGAATCATGTGAAGATACAGAATTAGAGGTCATGTATGAAGCTATAAAGACTAATCTTGATGCAAATGATATTAAAAAGCTTGGCAATTTTATAAATAAAGCAGATTCACCAGAAGAAATAACCACGTATCTTAAAGGTTTATTATCAGAAGAACTTAATGAAGATGAGTGTTTAACTGAAGCAAGAAAACCTAAATATGCTGATTCAATGTTTGGTGAAGATGTAAAAAAAGCTATGAATAGTGGTGAGCTTACTTATGACAATATTAAAGAATGGGATAAAAAGTATAATGGCGGTATAGACCCTATTCCCCCATTTAATACAAGAGAGCTCATGAATTATTTTAAATCTCTTAATGAGGATGTAAACACTGATGATGATAAAATTCATCACATTATAGATAAAATAATGTCGGTTGCTAATGATAATGGATTATATCCTGAATTATATGCTGTATCTGACATTGAAGAAACTGAGGCCGGTGATACAGTTGATATTTCATTTGTTATAGATGGTGATTGGAAGCATGAACATTTATTCTTCAATAATTTAGTAAATGGAGAATTTGGAGAGTTTGTTAATAATATAGAGGAAGATGATATTGATGATAGTGAAAGTGATACTTATTCATCAATACACACTGTATCTATAGTATTAGATGATGATATGTAATAAGGAGTGTTATGATGGATAATGAAATGAACTCTGCAATAGGTATCACAGATATACTTATAGATGCTATAAATAAAAAATATGACAATGTTAGAGATTTAAATAGTTTAAATGTAAATTTAACTGAAGAAGATTATGAAGAAATTATACCAGTTATTGATTCTATAATTGAGGATGATAATAACAGCATAGGGAAACTTCAACAATTAGTTGATTTACTTTCCTCAAGTGGTAGTGATATTGAAGAAGGTAAACAAGAAACAATTGACATTATAGACAATAATGAATTTGTGGAGTCTATTACACTAATGAAAAATAAATTAAGATTAGATGAAAATTTTGATAATGTTATAGATGATGTTCAAGCAGTAGCTAGTCCAACATTTGTAGGTGCTAATGAAGAACATGATGAAAACAAGAAGAAATATGAAGCGGCAATGGAAGAAAATAAAGAGGCTGCTGAGGATACTATACCTAGTGAAGGTGATACTGGAAAAGAAGTTAAATCAAAAGCTTTAAAGTCAATGCATCTCTCTGAAGAACTTTTTGATGAAGGTTTAAGTCCAGACTTTATTCAATACTGTGGTGATAATATAAGTGAATATATATTAACCGAATTCACAGATTTAAAGAATTCTGAAATTAGAGAAGTGCTTAGATACGTTATGAGTCATTTTTCTGGTTCTGATTTTGAAGAGTCATTAAAGGAAGATTTAAGCTTTAACGACTATAGTGATTTTAATTCAGCAGTGTATAATGCTGTATCAGATGTTTGCTTCAAATTTAGTGAAAAAGGCTTGAGCAAGAAAGATATAGAGGCTGCAATAGAATGGTTTCAAACTCATTTCTTTGAAAATGAAGATTTAAATTTTATTGAAGATGATTTAGATGAATCATTACTTGAAGGTTGGCAAACCGAAGATGATAGTGATATGTCTATTCATATATATGATAATATACGAAATGGTAAACCATGTATTGTGGAAAATCAGACTTTGAGTATTGCTGAACCTAGTAGCATACTAGATATTGATAAGTATACATTTAGTGCCTATGATAAAAATTCATATAAAAAATTATATATGGCTGAATTTGATACATTTGGTGAAGCCATGGCTGCTGCAAATGCATACATAGATGCTCATTGTAATAAAATTAATGAATCTTTTGTACAAGAGTGGTGGGGACAAACTGATGAAATACCTACTAATTTTGCAAAAAATTATAATTTAAAAATATTACCTCTTAGAAAGAATGCTGACGAGGTATTATATAGGTTTGAAGGCTCAATAGATGATTTTGAAAATGCTATCAATGATGGTTATTTTTACTCTCTAACATGCCAAAAAGATGATGCTCATTCTGAGGATATAGATAATATACTACATGAATCGCTACAAGTAGGTATTGCTAAACAGCAAATTAAAAGATTTACTGAGGGCAAAATGCCAAAGAACTGGAATGTAGATACATATCTGAATAATTTAGTAGAAAAGAAACATATCAATAAAAAAGAAGCTAAAAGTTTAAGAGAGTGGTATTCACATACCAAATAGAAATGTGTAACCAATGAATGATATTTATAGGGAATATATTGGGATAGAATTCCCATATTTTTATCCAATTACATGGGATGGAAGAACACCTGAGTATTTAGAGGTTGTTGAACAAAGAGAAGAGTATCAAGATTATATGTTCCCTCCGATAAATGAGGAAGATAATGTCAACTAATTTATTTAATTATACAAATCAAAAATTAACAGCAGATAAATTACGAGAAGTTGAAGCATTTAATTCTAGTAATTTTGGTGGTATTGTTGGTACTAGTTCTCCAATTTCTATACTTGAAAATGTTGCTACACTAAGTGCTTCGGAAAGTTCTCCAGTAACTTTCCTTGGTGGTGGTTTATTAATCAATCAAACATCTGCAGTACAGTGCAATTTAAATGTAGATAATAAACTTTGGTATTTAGAGGTTATTTTAGACAGCGATGCGGCTAACATTACAACTAATGAGCTTATTGATAGCGCTGGAGTAAATAAAATATCATTTAAATCTGTAGTTTGTGATTCTATTGAGCAGCGTGCTGAGTATGTGTACTACACACCAGTATATAAAGCTGAGGGCAATCCACAAAATAATCAGTACTATGAATATATGAATGATACTTATACTATGTCTGGAGATTCTATAGTAGACCCTTCAAAGATATACTATAGTAAATTAAATGCATATGCAGTATCTTTTACATCATCAAGCTTAGGTACAGCATCATTTTTATATTATGGAAATACTTTATGGCTTAATAGTACTACATTTATCATCCCGTTATGTGCTATGATAGAGGGTTCACCAGTACAAACAGTCACAGTTAAAGACATTACAGATTTAGAAAACTTACTATCATTACAAGCATATGCTAACTTAAAAGCATATGCAGATGGCAATTTTGTTTGGAGTACCGCTGGAAGAGAGTGGGTTACTGCTGTTGATGGCTCTACTCATCGCAAAGGTGATATAGGAAATTTAAATATCACTGGAGATACTATTTATAACAATACAAATTATGGTACTGACAGCAATCCAGATTATCATGATCCAGTTAAAATTCAAAACTTAACAATAAATAATATTGCTAATATTAGTAATGATATTGATACTAAACTTGTAGTTGATGCTGATGGAAATATAAGTACTAAGTTGGATTATATTCAACCAGTTGTACATGGCGGTACTGGTGCTTCTGATAGGGCCACTGCTAAAACTAATTTAGGTATTTTTTATGGCGAAGATAAACCTACTCCATCTAATAGATACACACAAGGTGATATTTATCTTTGGATAATAGAATAGAGGTGAGATAATGGCAAGTGTATCATGGAGTGACAGTAAAGCCGGATACGATCCAGGTCAATCTCAAACCTTAAAAATAACTTTTGAATCAAGAAATATAGGTAAAGTTAAGGTAAGTTATCGTTTTTACGCTAAGAGTCTTGGGCGTGATGATTATGTTTATAATCAGAGACATAATGTAGTTACCATATGGGTTGGTGGTACATCAACGTCTTTTACATATCAGTTACATGGTAACGGTGCTTCTACTACTAAAACTGGTACATTTTATGTAAACAATGTAGGTAATGGTGTTACATCATTAGCTGTTCAATATAAAAATGACCGTGTGGGCACAAATACTCCATATTATGGCCCGAAAAGCACTGGTGTACATTCAAAATCTATTATAGGTTATTTATCAATACCTGATAATACTAAACATAATCTTGTATTTGATAAAGGTTATGATGGTAACACAGTAACAAACATACCAGGCTCTTATTATAATGTTTATAAGGGTACAAATGTTTATATACCAAACAATATATTAGTAGACACAGTTAACCATTATGTGTTTAATAAAGGGTATTCAGCTGGTAAAAGTGGCACAGTCAATTTATATGGACCAGGCTATGGCATAGGATCTCTTTTTCAAATAATGGGTGACGCCACCTTATATGGCTGCTGGTACCCACAAACATATCGGTATAGGTTTTTTACTAATTCTTCATTTATACAAGAATATAGTAAAATTAATGTTAATTATACATACTCTACCCCTGCTATAACACTTCCAAATTTAAACTCTTTAACTAATAATAATACTAATGTTAATAGTGAATATTACAAGGTTGGTTATAAATTTAATGGGTGGAATAGCTCTCGTGGTGATATAAATTTACCTGATTTACTATGTAGTTTTGATGGTGATACAAATTTTTATCCAAAATGGGAACCTATAAGTTCTAAAATAACTTTTAATTATGGGTTTGATAATTATACCAGAGAATTACCATATACATATGATTCAACATTTGATTTTAGTTATGCATTAAAAGACATTACAGGTGTGTCTAAAAGCAACACACTGCTTCGCCCTGGATACAAACTCATAGGGTGGACTTTTGATGAAAGTGCAAGTAGAACTATATATAACCCTTTTGACGCACCTACACCTAATTATAAATATGACGCTAAGACTAATGTTATATACCCACGAAGTAGTTTTTCAAATAGAGAATTTGAAGACAATGGTTTAGTATTATATGCAATATGGGAATATTTTACAACCATGTTTATATATGATGATAATACTTGGAAATTAGCATTACCATATGTATATATAGATTCACAATGGAAAATTGCTTTATCATATGACTATGTACAAAAGCAGTCTGAACAAAATCCATCTTGGAAATTGTAAATATAATATAGAATGAATGAGATAACTAATAACTTATTAAATAATTTATCTGAGGCTGAAAAACAAGAAGTTTTAAGCATTCTAAATGAAATATCATTAAGTGGATCTTCAGGCAAATATCAGCAATATTTATATAAAGATTATGATGAAATACCTGTTGATATAGAAACATTTTTAAAAGACCCAAAGTATTTAGGGAAAGGTCTTGTGGATGAAGAAGGTAGATTTACTGTTTTCCCTTTTTGGGTAAAAACACTAAAACAAATATTTCCAAACCCACTTGAACCTGCTGCATATAATACTTTGGCGTTAACAGGTGCTATAGGTCTTGGTAAGTCATTCATGGCTGTTCTTGTAGGCTTATATGAGTTATATAGAATGCTTTGTTTAAAAGACCCATATTTATATTATGGTCTTCAGCCTATTGATAAAATTTCTTTTGCTTTTATGAATATAACTCTTGATGCAAGTAAAGGTGTAGCATGGGATAAAATGCAACAACTACTACAAACATCAGAGTGGTTTTTAAATCATGGTACACTTTCAGGTACAGTGTATAAAGAGTGGACACCAAGCAAAAGAATAGAACTAATTGCAGGTTCATTGACAAGTCATATAATCGGTAGAGCAGTGTTCTTTGCATTTTTTGATGAAATCTCATTTCAAAAAAATCAAGATGTAGAAACACAAAAGCAAAAAGCTCGAGCATTGGTTAGTGCTGCTTCTGCCAGAATGCAGTCTCGTTTCATGAAAGGTGATAAAAATCCAACTATATTGGTGCTAGCATCTTCAAAAAGAACCGAGCAATCATATATGGAAACTTTCATTCAAAACAAGAAACAAAATGATAGCACTACAACGCTTGTTATAGATGAACCACAATGGGTAATTAGAGAAGATAAATATAGTGATAAAAAATTTAAAGTTGCAGTAGGAAATAAATTCTTAGCATCAGAGGTACTACCGCTTGATGCTACTGCACAAGATGAAAAATTATATCGTGATAGGGGCTTCAATATAATAGAAGTTCCTATTGGATATTATGAAAACTTTATAGATGATATTGATATAGCTTTAACTGATATTGCAGGATTATCTACAACAAGTAGTAGTAGATATATTGCTGGTCCAAGAGTAGCTGCAGTTAAAGATTATACCATACAGAACCCATTTTCATCAGAAATATTAGAGATTGGTAATGGTCCAGAGGATAATAATCAATATTATGATTTCTTTGATATTTCAAAATTAAATCCTGATTATTTAGAAAAACCAATGTATATACACTTGGACATGTCTATCACTGGAGACAAAACAGGTATTGCTGGCACATGGATTGTAGGTAAAAAACCTCCAGTTGAAGGACAACCACCTTCAAGAGAGTTATTTTTTCAGCCTGCGTTTGTTGTAGCTATAAAAGCCCCTAAGGGGTATCAAATAAGTTTTGAAAAGAATAGACAGTTTATATAT